CGAGTGCTCCAGAATGTGGAACACACCCGTGTCATCCGATGGGAAGGTGCCGAAGCCGATGCCGAACGCCTTGTTCACATCTTCGTTTTCCACCAGCAGGATGGTCGCACCGCTGACATCGTGGGTCAGCACGGTCAGGGTACCGTGCTGTTCGGGGCAGTCCTCGCAGCGCACGACGGTATAACCGGGATATTGCTTCAT